CGGCTGATCCTGCAGAGCTCCATCGACGTGGAGCAGATGGTGCGCACCGAGCTGGCCACCGTCATTGCGCTGGAGATCGACCGCGCCGCTCTCTATGGCACCGGTTCCAGCAGCCAGCCTGAGGGCCTGAAGTTCACCACCGGCATCAACACCGAGGACTTCGGCGCCGCTGCTCCGACCTACACAGAGCTGGTCAGCATGGAGACCAAGGTGAACGCCGACAACGCCGACATCGGCGCCATGTCGTACATCACCAACTCCACCATCTACGGCGGGTTCAAGACGACCAGCAAGATCGGCACCGAGGCCCAGTTCGTGCTGGAGCCAGGCGGTACCGTCAACGGTTACCCGGTGGTCCGCTCCAACCAGATCGCTTCCGGCGATGTGTTCTTCGGCGTCTGGAATCAGATGATCATGGGCATGTGGGGCGCCCTCGATCTGCAGGTCAACCCCTACGCCCTGGACAAGTCCGGCGGCGTGCGCGTGACTGCGCTGCAGGATGTGGACGTCGCCGTTCGTCATCCTGAGGCCTTCTGCCGCGGCAACAACACCCTGTGATGATGCAGCTCCTGATTCTGCGCCAGACCTCCATTGCCGGCCGGCCCGCTCGGGTCGGTGATGTGGTGGAGGCGAACGACCGAGATGCCCGGCTGCTGATCGCCAGCGGCAAGGCTGAACCGGCGCCGGTGGTGCAGAATCCGGAGCCTATCCCCGCGCCACGGCGCACCCGCAAACCCCGCACCTAGACCCATGGCAGTCCATGAGCTCACGCTGGAGAAGCTCCAGCACTTCACCCTGCTTGCCACCACGACCATCACCGCGACGGGTAACCAGACCGGTGTTGATCTGGCTGGCTACGAGGGCGACGTTCAGGTCATCCTGAGCGGCACCGCTGCTGGCGCTGGCGCTGATCTGACATTCCGCATTGAGGAGTCGGACGACAACACGACATTCACCGCTGCCACAGGTGGTGGCTTCACCGCCATCGGCAACGCTGCAGCTAAGCAGGTGATCACCCTCAACTCCAACGACCTGAAGCGGTACATCCGCCTTAGCTGCACCGCCGAGACTGGCACCGCGTCCAGCTCTGTGACCTGCTTCGGCTACGGCCTGAAGAAGTACGGCTGAGGTTGAGCCATGGCATGGTCTGAGGATCCAACAGATTTCTTGACAGACTTCGGGGTCAGCGTGACCGCGGATGGTGTCACGGGTCTGGGGATCCTCGACATGCCTGGTGAGTATGTGGCCGATGGCCGTGTGATCACCAACGAATACCAGCTACGTGTTGAGTCCTCCAAGTTCGGCGCTCTCAGCTATGGCGACAGCGTAACGGTTGACGGCGACGCATACACAGTCCGCGAAGCGCCGATCGTTGCTGATGATGGTATCTTCTGCGTGATGCTGCTGACCAAGGACACAGCAACCTTGGCGCCGCCAGATGGTCCAGATGTGTCGGCTGATTTCCTCCAGGATTTCGGCGTGTCGATCACAGCTGCTGGCACCAGCAGCCTAGGCATTCTTGACGCACCGGGCGAGTATGTCGCCGACGGTCGCGTGATTACCGACGAGTATGTGTTGCGCGCTGAGTCTGCCTTGTTCGGTGGTCTGACATACGGCGACAGCATCACAGTCGACAGCCAGTCATACACCGTGCGCGAGGCGCCGTTGCTGGTTGATGATGGCATGTTCTGCCTGGTGCTGCTGACGAAGACAGCGCTCGGGCATCTGCTCCTTGAGGATGGCTTCGACATCCTGCAAGAAACTGGGTTCAATCTGCTAGTTGAGGCGTGATGGCTGACTCCAAGGTTTCACAGCTGACCGCGGCGACCACGCCTCTGACTGGTGCAGAGCTCGCGTACGTGGTGCAAGGTGGCAACAGCCGCAAGACCACCGCGCAGGCGATTGCCAACCTAGTCCCTGGAACTGACCTCAGCTACACGCAGAGCACGCGCACGCTGGCCAGCAGCACCGGCGCTGACGTGGTGCTGCCTGAGGCTACCGCCAGCCTGCCTGGTCTGATGGCCGCGGCAGACAAGGCGCTAACTGATGCGCTGATCGCAGCTGGCGTCACAGCAGCTGGCACAGTCGTCACGATCCCGCACATCCACGGTGATCTAGCTGGGTCGGTCTACATCCACGTGAAGAACACCAGCGGCGCGCCGCTGAGCAAGGGCACACCGGTGCGGGTGACCGGAGCTGTCGGCGACACTACAACGCTTGAGGTGGCGGCCGCTGATGCAGCCACCGCTGGCACCATGCCAGCAATCGGGATCCTTGGCGACACATTGGCCGCCAATGCCACCGGTCATGCGGTGGTAGGCGGTGAGCTCACGGGGCTTGCGACCGGCTCCTACAGCATCGGGCAAGCGCTGTACGTGGCCGCTGGTGGTGGCCTTACGGGCACCAAGCCGACAACCGGCACGGTGCAGCAGGTGGCGATCGTCGGCCGCGTGCACGCATCCACCGGCAGCGTGACCGTGACGATCGGCGCGCTGATCAGCCCCAACTGGGACACGGCCTACTCAGAGCGTCTGCGCTGGGATGGCGGCGCCACCGGGTTAGATGCAGCGACAGGCCGTACCAGCCTGGGGCTTGGCAGCTTGGCCACGCAGAGCGGCACATTCAGCGGCACCAGTTCCGGCACGAACACCGGCGATGTGACACTAGCTGCCAGCGTCGCTGATGTGCTGAGCTTGAACGGGCAGGAGCTCCAGGCCGACGATCCTGGCGCTGATCGGCTGCTGTTCTGGGATGATTCTGCCAGCAAGATTACCCACCTCACCGTGGGCAGCTACCTCTCCATCAGCGGGACCACGATTGCAGCGACTGGCACCACTCTTGGCTACGATCCATCCGGAAGATTGATATTGAGCAGCACCGGCTCTGGCGTTCAGCTCCCACTGGCTGGCGCAGGTCTCGCCGGTTTGATGCTTGCTGCTGACAAGACCAAGCTAGATACAATCGCCACATCAGCAACCGCCAATCAGACCGACGCATATCTGCTGAGCAGAACCAACCACACAGGCACGCAGGCGGCGAGCACGATCACTGGCCTTGCAACTGTTGCCACCACTGGTGCATACGCTGACCTCAGCGGCAAACCAACAATCCCTGCCGCTGCGGATGCGTTGCCGTCCAACTTGGCAGTGAGCGCATCCATTGGCGTCAGCACAGATTACGCGCGCGAAGATCACGTGCACGCCCTGCCTGGTGCGTCACAGATTGGCGCTGCATCAAGCGGCTCGATCACGCTTAGCAACCTGACAATGAACACAGCGCGGTTGCTGGGGCGCACCAGCGCCAGCAGCGGCGCGATTGAAGAGATCAGCGTAGGCTCTGGCCTGTCGCTTACAAGCGGTACCCTTTCAACCACTGGTAGTGGCGGTGGGCTCACTTATTTCATTGAGTCCCAAAGCATTACATCGCCCAACGCAACGGTGCCAGTCCAGGCGCTGACGGCAACCAATGCAAGCTACACCGAAATCGACGTTGCGATCGTGGCCAAGGGCACCGGTGCGACACTTGCGCAGGTGCCGGACGGAACTACGACTGGCGGCAATAAGCGCGGCGCCAATGCCACCGACTGGCAAAAGCTCAGAACTGCTGCAAGTCAAGTGGCAAGCGGAAGCCGTAGCGTTATCAGTGGTGGCGTCTATAACACTGCAAGCGGCAGCAATAGCGCGGTCGGAGGCGGAGGCACAAACCAAGCCAGCGGATCTTACTCGTCCGTTTTTGGTGGAAATAATAACCTTGCGAACCAAGCCTATGCAGGCGTATTCGGGGGAGACAGCAATCAGGCAACCAACACTTATGCGGTTGTTTTGGGTGGTAATAACAACCAGGCAACTGGCGATTCTTCCGCTATTGGCGGCGGGCGCGACAACCTCGCCAATGGCAATGGATCTTTCGTAAGCGGTGGCTACAGAGGATCTGCTCGCGGCATTGTTGGCTACCATGTATTTCCGGCTTGCAATGTTCCTATTGCGGCATCCAATGGAGTCACTCAGTCTGGCCTACTGCTGCTGGCAAGGCAAACCACCAGTAATACTGCAACGGTGCTGGCCAGCAACACCAGTGCAGCTGGCACCACCAATCAGGTCATCCTTCCCAATAACAGCGCCTACAGCTTCTCCGGTGAAGTGATCGCGGGCGTTACAGGTGCTGGCGATACATCGCGCTGGACGATCGCGGGCGCCATCAAGCGCGGCGCTAACGCTGCCAGCACTGCCATGGTCGGAACTCCTACCGTGACCATGACGCACAACGATGCCGGCGCTTCAGCCTGGACGGTTGCCGTCACCGCCGACACCACCAACGGCGGCATCAAGGTTGAAGTAACCGGCGCCGCATCCACAACCATCAGGTGGGTGTGCAAGATCAACACCACTGAGATGACATTCTGATCATGGCCCTGATCGTCGACCTCGCCACCACTCCCTACGGGATCCCTGCACCTAATGCCTATGCGCGCATCAGCTTGTTGCGCGCTGATCAGGATGGCATCACCATGCAGGTTCTGCACTACGTGTCAGAGCAGGCCGCACGCGCTGGTGCTGAGCCGTTGCTGAGTCGCACAGAGTACGCACCATCCAGCGAGTTGCAGGCCGGCATGAATCCGCTCGCGATCGGTTACGCCTGGCTCAAGAATCAGCCCGGCTACATCGACAGCATCGACTCCTGAAGCTTGATCAGCTGCAACCGCAATGACCACCAAACGAGAGACCATCCTCGCTGCATTGCGCAGCAGCCTCACCGGCACCGTTGGCGTTGGTACCAGGATCTACCGCAGTCGCGTTGAGCCGATCGCTCGACAGGAAAGCCCTGCCATCGTCATCGAACCCGTCATTGATGAGCCCGCGTTGCAAACACACCTAGCAACGATTGACTGGACGCTAAGAGTTCGGTTCACAATCATTGTCCGCGGCAACACGCCTGATCAGCTTGCTGATCCAATCATTGAAGACATGCACAGTAGGCTTATGGCTGATCCAACCATCGGCGGGCGTGCTATCGACATCTTGCCACTACCGACACGCTTCAACTTTGTTGAGGCTGACGGCCCCGCTGGCGAGATCGCATGCGACTATCGTGTGATGTATCGCACCCAGCTGGCAAATCTCACTTCCTGAGTTATGGCTAAGATGATGGACGCATACCACGGGCACGGCGGAACCTATCTGCTGGATCCGAAAACCGGCAGCCGGAAGCTCATCGAGCGGACAGAGCCGGCCCAACCCCTCACCACAATCGAGGAATTGAGCAATGCCGCTCCTGAGACGCAAGAGCCTGATCCTGGCGAAGACTGAGACGACCTACGGCACCAGCGCCAGCCCCACGGGTAGCGATGCTGTATTGGTGCGCAATCTGGAGATCACACCGCTTGAGAGCGATGTGGTCAGCCGTGACCTGATCCGCCCTTACCTGGGCAACAGTGATCAGCTGCTGGCCAATCCTCGCGCACGCGTCACCTGTGAGGTTGAACTGGCAGGCTCTGGCACCGCCGGCACCGCGCCGCGCTATGACGCGCTGCTGAAGGCCTGTGGCATGTCGGCCACTATCGTTGCCAGCACCAGCGTTACTTACGCACCGGTCAGCGCCAGCTTTAGCAGCTGCACCATCGCCTACAACATCGACGGCGTGCAGCATCTGCTGACCGGCGCTCGTGGCACATTCACCATGAACTGCCAGCTGGGTCAGATCCCGACGCTGCAGTTCGAGATGACCGGCATCTTCAACACTCCGACCGATACAGCGCAGCCATCGGTCACCTACGCGAACCAGGCAACGCCTCTGATCTTCCGCGATGGCAACACCAGCGCGTTCAGCTTCATGGGCTACAGCGGGTGCCTGATGTCGGTTGACATGAACCTCGCTAATGAGGTGGTCTATCGCGAGCTGATCGGCTGCACTAAGGAGGTGCTGATCACCGATCGCCGCCCTGCTGGCACGTGCGTGATCGAGGCCCCGACGATGGCCGCCAAGAACTTCTTTACCGATGCGCTTGGCACATCAACCGGCAGCCTGTCGTTCCTGCATGGCACGACAGCCGGCAACCGTGTTACGTTCACATCGCCCCAGTCGGACGTGGGCCAGCCGACCTATTCTGAGTCGGACGGCGTTCAGATGCTCAACATTCCCTACGTTGCGCTTCCGACCACTGCCGGCAATGATGAGTTCAGCCTCGCCTTTACCTGATTCCTATGGCATTCGTCATCTCGCAATCGCAAAGCTACAGCTGGCCGGTTGCGGTTGAGTTCCCAGTTGATGGCGGTCGATTTGATCGGCAGACGTTTGACGCACAGTTTAAGCGTCTGCCTCAGGATCGAATCCGTGAGGTGTGGGATCGAATCAAGGCCGATGAGTTGGATGATGACGGACTGTGCAATGAAATCCTTGTTGGATGGTCCGGCATCACCGATGACAAAAGCGCTGAGATTCCCTACAGCGAGAAGGCGCGAGCAAACCTGTTGAAGGTGCCGCTTGTTGCTGCTGCGATCGTTGGCGCATGGCTTGACAGTCTGAGCAAGGCGAAGCGAAAAAACTGATTGATGCCGCCGAGCATTGGGCAGGTGGCAGCGTAATTGACGACACTCAGGATGACGCAGCCGTCCTGGGTGTTGTTTTTGAGGATGACGAAAAACCTGATCACTTTGAGGTGTTCCCTGAGAACTGGGAAGCCATCACAATGTGGACACGGATTAGTACGCAATGGCGCGTGAGCATGGCCGGCGCCATCGGCCTTGACTACACGGTTCTGCGTTGGCTGTTTGAGCTATACGAGGTCAAGGATCAACGCGAACTGTTGGAAGACCTACAGACGATGGAAGCGGCTGTCTTAGAGTACAGAGCACGGCAGAAGGACTGAGCCAGATGGCCTTCAATCTTGAGACAGCATTGCGCGTCGTCGCCAAGGTTCAAGGCCTGAATGAGTTCAAGGCGCTCACTGATAATCTGACGGCGACCGGTGCAGCGTCGCGTGATAGCAAGGCAAGCCTGCAGCAGCTGAGCACTGAATCAGCACGTCTAA